CACCGATTCCGGTGATTATCCGGTTCTCGAAGTGCTTGTACGTCTCTTCCAGACGCATTGCACCCGCGCTCGAAGACGTCGAGGTCGTCCCGATAATGTCCACCTCGATGTCGTGCGGACCACCGATGATCGAATCCGGCTCGATCGACTCCACCTCGTCGAGCCAATTATCCATCTGATCCTCTGTCCAGTCGTTGTTCTCAGTCCCGAATTTGAAGAAAATCGGCGGATACGCCTTCGTCGCGATGAAGCGGGCGAAGTCGATCTCCATATCGCGGAGCATATCCGCCTGTTCTTCGACGCGCTCAGAGAGCGGGTGGCCGAAGTCTTCGAGTGGCGCTTTCCTGAAGTAGAATTCTGCCACCTCGTACGGCTCGTAGACCGTCGCCTCGTCAGCATCGAGACCACCGCCGTCAGGGGGCTCTAAGATGTACTTCTCGACACGGCCGTATTCGTCGGTGTACTTGTACATCCGCTCGAACGGCAGCAATCGAGGCCGGAAGATGCCATCCTCGACGACGAGTTCCATGAAGCCATGTCCTTCGGTCGCCGCGTTCTCGATCCAGTCGTGGAATTTACGCTCGAAGTCAGAGTTGATTAGCATCCGCCGGAAGAGCGTCACGTCGTCGAGATCCATCTGCTCGTCAGAGCCAGGGATGTGCCGCTCCGAGACGTTGTAGCCGTCAGCGAGCAGCCAATCGAGCGTCACCTCGATCGAATGGCCGACGTGCGGATCTGTGTTGTAGAGTAGCCGCCGATCCTCGATCTTGTCCTTCGGTGGTTCCGCCGTTCGCGGACCGGTGTACGACTGTCGACCAGCGGTCGTTTGAGTGTCGATCTTGATAGCGCCCTTCGGCGAATCGACTACGAACTCCGGTGCGTCGTCCGGCGGAGCGACGAATCTCGGAGAGTCGGCTTCAGATTCAGTTGACATGGAGATTCTAACGCCGATACCGGCGCTGATACGATCGTTTTCGAGAGTGCCGGTTCGAGCGTCCCGATCGGTGATCGTAGTGGCTCGATCTGTTCTTGCTGTGGATAATGCCCTTGAACGAGGGCCCACTGGTGTCCTTCGAGGCGCGAGATCTCCCCTGCTCGAAGCTTCCCTGTGAAACGTTGGTTCGCTGGCTCAGTGACTTGGTATTCTGATTTAGCGTCGGCGGGAAACACGCCAGCGCAAACGCCATCGCGAGATCGTCCCGACCGTCCTTGGACGTCTCTTTGCCGGTGAACTTCGGCTTGGAATACTCGCTCGACTGCTTCTTGACGATCGACTTGAGCTGATCTTCGAGTTGATCGTCTTCGACCAGCGTCACCAGCCCATTGTGGAGCGAATAATTGAGATCGCCCATCATCTCGGCCACGGCGTCCTTGTCGGTGAAGTTGAACCCGTGGATGCCACGGCCGATCTTCTGGCGCATCTCGGCTTTGAACCCGTGACCGTACGTCGTCTCGTCGAGGACGACGTGATCAACGTACATCTGGTTCGTGAGTTGGTTGATCCGCTGCGCGATTGCAGATGGGTTAGCTCGGTCAGCGGGCGTGATACCTGCATACTGGAGCACCTCGTCAGTCACGACCTCGTGGTATCGGAGTTTCCGCTGATCTCCGACGTGCTCGACGACCGCGATCGTCGTCTCGTCTGAGGAGATCCCGATGTCGACGCCCATGATCATCCGCCCTTCTTCGGGCGCCGTGTACGGACCCCACTGGTACTCCGGATTGCCCTCACCCCGCTGAATTGCGGCGTCAATCGCCTCGGCACTGAAGAACCGGTACTCGTCGGAGATCGGTCGGCAGAGGTACTCCTGGGCGAAGCCCTGCGGATCGGAAGCACGCTCACGCTCGACCCGTGCCAGGTTGAAATACGGCGAGACCGGTTCGGCATCCTGCTCGAAGAGCGAGACGTGCGGATCGATCTCGTCCGCGTTCTTGAACGACGGCTGCTTGATCGAGATGATCCCGTTCTCGCCTGTCTCCGAACCCTCCTCGTGATTCCTGAGAAAGCGGTCGTTAGAGAGCTTCGGAGTCGAGATCTGCACCATCAACGACTCCCCGAGCACGGTGAACGCACCGAACGCTTGCATCGCCGCGTCCTGGTCGTCGATCCACGCCATCTCGTCGACGAGCAGTGCCTTGGCGCTCGAAGCACCACGGGACGTATCCGGATTCCCCGAAAACGCCATGATCGTCGCGCCGTTCGAGAACTGAATCTCGTCGCGATTGTCGACCGCGAGATCGAACGAGATCTTGGCGTGCTCTAAGAGTTCGTAAATGTCCTCGATCCGCTCTTTCGACTGGCTCTTCGAAGGCGACGTAATCGCATAGAACGCCCCCGGCGTCAACATCGCGTCGAGGACGAACGCGATCGCCGTGACGAACGAAAATCCGATTCGACGGCCCTTGTAGACGTTAATTAGCGACTCGTCACCGTAGAAGAACGCATGAAGGAACTTCCGCTGGTACGGCAGTAACTCCAGGTCAACGTACTTGCCTGGATTATTCAAATCTTGAACGCGGAAGATATCCTCCGCCATGTAGTCCGGACGGCCATCCCAACGCTCTACAAGCGCCTGAGTATCGCCGTCGAGCTGTTCTGCTAACTCTTTCATTGTGAGTTTCCGTTCTTCGAGCCGCGACTACCCGTGTCGAACCTGCTGTCGCATATCGTGGAGCACGTCTTCTGCTGTCCCCTGGAGATTCGCAGCGACGATCTTCTCGACCTCTAACTCGGTCGCCTGGTCAAGTTCCAGGTACATCCGCTGGTAGAGCACACCAAGCGGAACTTCAACGGTAATCGTCTCGTAGTCGCTCTGATCAGGCTCGTCGTGTACGCGTGCGTGTTCGTCGTCGCTATGCCCGAAGTCGAAGGACTCGCTCTCGTCAGTCATGAGGTGTCAATCCAGATGTCGTCAGTACTCGGATTCGACGGCGCGGTCGAAGAGACAGTGATCGGGACGGTCGTCGCGTTGTTGTTCACCCAGGTTCGGGTCGCAACACGCTCATTGAACTCATAGATGCCGTTACCGTTTGCCTCGAATACGTGGTCCCAATTCGCAGGAGAACCGGCATCTCCTGCGTAGCCAGCGTGTGTCCGAATCTCGACGCTACCACCACTAAGTCGAAGCCAGGACGCACCCTCTCCGTCAGTAATGACGTTCTGAGTGCTCTCTTCGACGTTCCAGTAGTGGTGAACCCGCCCGTTGCCGTCCTGTACTGCTACGTTGTAATCGGAGGTTCCGCCGATACCACGGACGATGAGCGTCGAGTTTGAATCGAACGAGTCACTGTTCGTCTCAGCGGCTTTGAGGAACTCGCTACTGGAGTAGCCTTCGAGAAAATCGGCGGTCTTCGCGGATTCAACCTGACCGTCGAGATCCGTATCGTAGCGCGTGTCTCGGTAGGTCATTTACATGATGAACCAGTCGGTGCCGTCACTCCAGAGGGTCAGAGCCTCGTACTGCTCAGTGAGGGTGATCGAAGCACTGCCGTCGATCGTCTCGGTGCCGCTCTGCGAAACCGTCACCGAGTTAGACGAGGAGTCGACCTTCTTCACCGCAACGTTCGCCCCAGTAGCCGGCGTCGGGAGCGTAACCGTGATCGCACCACCAGAGGCGTCAGCGAGCACACCGTCGTTCTCAGAAGCCGTGTAGTTGGCCGTCTTCGAGACCATGTTTAGCTGGCCGAAGCGGTCTCGGACCCACGTTCGAGTCGCGACGCGGTTGGAGCCCTCATACAGTTCGTTGTTTGCAGTAACGGTGTGTGCATTGGGATTGACGACCAGGTTATCCGTTCCAGAGGCGGCCTTCTTTGCGATGAACTTCCCACCGTTCATCTTCACCGTCATGTCACTGGTGGAATAAGCGAGCATCTGCTCCACGCCATCGATCGTACCGCCACCAGTGAGACCAACGGTACCGTCGAAGTAAACACTCGTGGCAGTTTCAACAGCCGACACAGCCTCACTATCCGAGTAGCGAGTGTGGTGATCATCAGACGAGACACCAGAGATGTTGTCGTGCGAGATTGCACTTTCGTCAACGTTAAGCGTAGTCGTCTGACCGAGGGCAACCGAGCCACCACCAGTCAGAGCGTTCCCAGGGGAAACCGTGACGCTATCATTGGCGAGGCTGATCGAGTTTCCTGCGTCATCGTAGCTAAACTCAGCAGAGAGGATCGTACCAACGGCGTCCTGAGCCTCCTCGTCAGTGTATCGCGCGTGGTGCGCGTCGGCAGTCGAAGCGTGGGAGTTAAGCTCAGTCTGAGTCGCAGGATCGAAGGCCAGATCACCGGTCTGAATCGTCGAGTCCGCGATCTCCGTACTCGTGACAGCACCAGTGGCGATGTTCGACGTATCTACGGTGCCACTCTGATCGAGAAGGTACCGAAGGTCGAGATCGGCAAGTGCGTTGCCTTCCAACTTCTCGGCGTTATCAACGGTGCCGTTGTCGTCAGTGTCGTAGCGGGGAGTTCTGTAGGTCATGGGGGGTCGTGATTAGATGATGAACCAATCGGTGCCGTCAGAGACGACTGTGATTGCTTCGAACTGATACTCAAGTGCTTCAGAGGAGCTTCCTTCGACCGTTTCAGATCCGGATGGAGCGATTGAAACCGCATTCGAGGAACTATCGGTCCGTTTGACCGTGACCGAATAGCCCTCTGTCGGAGTGGGGAGAGTAACCGTAATACTCTGAGACGATGCGTCAGCGAGGATTACGTCTTGAGGTGCTGCCGTCGTATCACCAGTTACGGCCTTGACATCACGGGTCGCAAGTTCCTGATTCCCACCGACTGTTTCATCGATCTCAAGGAAAAACTCCTTGAGCGCAACAGCGAACGGGTGAGTCGGATCAGCCGCCTCTGGCCGATTCCAACTGTTTTGCGGGGTGGGTTCTGTCTGGACCATACGAGAGCATCATTGGAGTCTGATCGTGAGATGTAGTCCTTCGAGCGCCGAAACCGGCCTGGAGGGGACTGAAAGCGAATAGAGCCGAATCTATTCGAGAACGTCGAACCGGAGTTCAGAAGCGAGTTCGACAGCCTTCTCACGAAGTGCAACGTCGCCTGCGGTTGCCTCTCCGTCGAAGTACCGAGCGTACGCCTCGTCGAACTCTTCGAACGCGAGACGCTCTAAGAGCGCAACTGACTCCGGCTCAATCTGCTGAGGTCGATTCATTGTAATCACTCGTCTGTGTACTCAAATAGGTGGAACTGAGGTCCGGGCCTCGAAGGATGGGCTTACCGACCGCCGTCCCCACCAGGGTCTACCGGCCGATTGGCTCGATCCTGCATCTCCCGATCCGCTGCCTCAAGTTGATTAATCCCCGTGACAGCCTGAAGCGCAAGTGCCTGCTGCTCCGAAAGCCGCTCCATCCGGTCGTTTGCGGACTGCTGTGAAAGGTACGAGGTGAGCGCCATCGTGACGTACGCCAGCACGCCAACTCCAACGACCCCACCAAACCCGAGCAGCACCATCTGGTTGATGTCTACGATCGGCATTGTAGTGTCAGGGGCTATAATCGGTGCTACTGGCACCACCCCCGTATTAAAACGGCCTCTGGCACGATTTACCGCTGTAGAAGCCGTCGAACACCGGCGACAGCACCGGGTCCGAAGAGCCATACCGTCATTAGAATTTGAATCCCGATGAACGAGAGCAGCAAGTTCTCCGGTAATCGGGTGGCGTCAAGGCTTCCAGCCGCCGATCCGACGACTACGAGCAGGTAGGTACCCGTGTAGACGCCCGCGAGAAGGTCATTTGTGAACTCCCACCTGACTAACGGGCTTGTGGTTTCATCCTCATCGAGAGACATTCTGTCAGACATGATAAATTACAGCCCTATGGCCGTCTAAGAGCCGATTTTAGAAGCCAGAGACGGATTTTTCGTCGTTTTCAGGGTCAATGACCGGCTGAGGCGGCTGATTTCGGTTAGAATCGCCCTGAGAGGCCGTTTTTACAGTCGAATCGGCGTCAATTTCGTCGAAAAACCACTCTGGATGGGCTTTGATGGTGTCTGAGAACCGTGGAAGCAGCCGTAATTCGGTTTCTCCGTCGATTTCAGCGAATTCCTTGCCGCCTCGATTCGTCTGGCCGCTGAAATCCGACTCATAACCCTGCGTCATGACCGTCACGACCGTCTTTCCGTCGTCATCGACGTATATCTCGCCCATATCGTGCTTGAGCCCGATGTTGTGACCGAGCTCATGAGCAACGACGTTGCCGTAGTAGTAGGCAGCGTTGTATCCGTGGCGCTCACGGATCGCGAGATCGTTCTCGAAGTCGCCTTCCTCGTAGAGCAGATCGATGACATCAAGGAAATCGACGCTTCCAGAGCCGTCGAAGTCGAACCACTGCCGAGGCTCTACTTCATCGAACGTGTAGAGGAATTCAGTGACGTCGAGAAAGCCGAGCTTGCCGTCTTGCGTGAGGTCTTCGAAGAGTGCGTCGCCGTCGACGTCACCATAGCCCGATTTATTGATCTCGTCGAACTTCTCGAAGGCTCTGAAGGCGTCGAACATGAGGAGGTAGTGGCCGTTCCCCATGACCGAGACGTCGTAGTCGTCGAAGGAGCAATCGCTCTTGTCGCCATCAAAGTGGCACCTCGGCGATGCACCCAGGCCACCGGCGTACGCAGGAGTCATGAGTAGATTCCCATCCGGGGCAATCTGATCCTCGTGATCCCGAGCCCAGTACCAGAAGTTGGTGTAGTAGTGAAACAGATTATCGGGGTCGTCGGGATCGCCGGTGATTGGAAGCGGGTCGAACTCAACTTCGACCTCTGGTTCTTCGAGGCCCCACGCACGCGACAGATCGGTCAATGCGTGCTCTGCAAAGCGCACTGCACGCTTCAGATTTCGCCGGTAGCCCTCTTCCGAGAAGATGTGCTCGAAGTCTTCGGGAACCTGCTTCCGCGTGATCGTATCGAAGAGTTCCTGATTGGCGAAGATCTTGACGTGAATCTGCTTTCCGGGCCTCGAAGTATCGGAACTCCCTACCGCAGTACCGGCGAGAGCGGCCGCTCCGAGAGACTGTAGATAAGATCGGCGAGAGATCGGCATTACTCGTCGAACTGCGCCGGATCGTACTCGTGCTCGTCGCTGACAACCGCATCGCGAGCGATCTCCGCGATCTGGTCGGCGGCGCTCGCCTCGGTCTCCTGGGCGTCAAGCTTGCGGCGCTCCTTGGGCGTGATACCGAGTTCCTTCATGATGTCGAGCAGGAGCTTCTGGAGCTTGCGGATGTCATCGAAGAGCGGATGCGTCTCCTCGATCTCCTGTAGGTGCCCCGATTTAGGATCGAATACTTCCTTGACCTGGATCACACCGTTCTCGCGCTCGTCGAGGTACCGCTCGGATCGTTCGGTGCGAACCGCGTTGATCGCAAGGCGCTCCAGTAGGTAGTACCGGCTCGGGTCTTCCTCCTCAGACGGCCAACCGTAGGCATCCGCCCACGACATGATGAAGTCGTAGAGCTGCTGATCTGCCTCGGTGAAAACCTCCTTCAGTCGTTCGTCGTCTGCGTACATACCGTGTTTGATCGCCGCTGTGTTCCCTTCTTCGAACTGGTGCTCTTCCAGATGCTCCGCGTTGTTCTTCCACAGCCCGTGGAACTTGCACGCTCCCGATCGGCGCGTTCCATCATCCGAGATCTGCGTGGTCTGCGAACAGTATCTCTGCGGGCCGTCGTAGTCCTCCGGCTGCTTGCCGATCTTCACCAGGCAGTAGGCCTCCTCGAAGTCCCATTTCTCACGAGGCGGAGTCCCCCCTTTCTCCCACTCGTGCTTTCGCGCAAGCATCTCCTCGCGCGTCCATCCTGTGACTTCGCCTTGTGCCATGTTGTCTTTGATCGCGAGTGTAACCGCCAGCGGTGCCATACGGCTGGCCGCGCACTACAGTTGTCATTACCGTCTCACTGGTACCAGTACTGAAATTCAGACCTCCAAACCTTCGAGCGCCGGGATATGCCTTCTCTCTCCCATCGCAGGGAAAACCCCTGTCACTCAACCATGAGACGCCCTGAGGAATCTCCGTACCAGAGCCACCACTCGGTGATGGCGGTGGGTCATCGTTGTCGTGGTGCCATAGTTCTCAACTACTACATCACCACTCACTCTCTTTACTACAACTCGATGAAACTCAACCGCTCTACCGCCCGATCTGATGAGAGAATCGGCCTGAAACAGGGGACACTTTTCATTTATA